CGAAATGTCCAAGCTCGACGCGGCCGTGAAAGCCGAGGGCGATCGACTGCGGAAGCTGGCCCCGTGACAGTCGGTCCCGGAGTCCCTGACGGAGCGCCTGAACCGCTGCGCCGGGCCGAAAGCGGCTGGGCGCAGCATATCCAGAGCGTGCTGGGCGCGATCCTGGTGGGCCTGATCTGGTGGGTTGGCACGAGCGTGCAGTCGCAGTCCATCGCCATCGCACAGCTGCAGGTCACAGTGTCCGCCACGAGCGCGCAGGTCGTGACATTGATCAACGAGACGCGCCAAGCGGTGCCCGCCTCTCAGGAGGCTGCCGACATCGCGCGCCTACAGTCCGAGGATGACGCGCTGCGCGGGCGCGTCCGTCGAGTCGAAGAGGCTCTCCCGCAGCGCCGAGATCAGCAGCGATGATGCTGGGGATCGTGTGCGCGATCCTGGTCGCCATCATCATCTGGCTCAATCGTGGCCGTCGCCCGTGAGCGATCTGACTCCAATCAGCAGTCGCCGCGGTAATGCGGTAAGCGCAGCCAACCGTGGGCGCCACCTGCTGCGCGTCGAGGGCGTCACCTACACGATCCCCGAGCTCGCGCGGGCCGTCGGTCGATCCGAGGCTGCGATCCGCGCTCGCGCGTCCAAACTGATCCATCGGCGCAAGCCGTACACGCTCGACGATTTCCGGAGCTGACCCGACATGACCGACCTCATCGCGGACGTGATCGCCCGCGAGGGCGGCTACGTGGACAATCCGGCTGACGCCGGCGGTCCGACCAAGTACGGCATCACGCAGGCGACGCTCGCCGCGTGGCGCAAGCAGCCGGTGACCGCGCAGGACGTGCAGGACCTGCAGATGCCCGAGGCCCGGTTGATCTACGAGGCGCAGTACATCAACGCGCCCGGCCTGTACCGCATCACCGATCCGGTGTTGCAGGCGCTGCTGTTTGATAGTGCGGTGCAGCATGGACCGGCAACCGCCGTGCGCTGGCTCCAGGCGGCGGTGGGCGTCCCGATTGACGGCGTGTGCGGGCCGGTGACCGCGGCGGCGGCGAACGCCAACCCAGCGCGCGCGTACCGCCAAGTGCTCGCGACCCGCATCCGCTACTACGGATCGATCATCGAGCACGATCACTCGCAGGCGGTCTTCGCCGCCGGCTGGGCCAACCGAGTCGCCGAGTTTGTGGAGATAAGCCCGTGATCTGGCAACGCAAGCTGATCGCCGGCTGGCAGCAGGCGCACCACTGGGGATCGATGCGCCTCAAGGCGCTCGCCGTAGGTCTCACCGCCCTCCAGCAGGCGTGGCCCAGCATCCCGGATGGCTGGCGCTCCAGCCTGCCGCCCAGCGTGCCGCACATCCTCGCGTACGGCGCCATCGCGAGCATCGTCGGCGCGGCGTACAGCCAGGTGACGGCTGCGGCGCCGACCGCCAAGGACACCCAGCCGTGATGACCCTCGCGCTCAAGTGGGGTCTGATCCTGGGCGGCTGGGTACTCGCAGCCGTCGCGGGATGGGCCGCCCTCCACGAGTATGGCGTGGCGCGCTCGCAGGCATCCCGCGACCAGGCCAGCATTGGGCAGGCGCAGGCCTCGGCCACTGCGGCCGCGCTCCGCCAGCAGCAGGCCATTGATGCGCATGAACTTGCGCAGGCAAACCACATGCGCCAGCAGGCCGAGCAGGCCGTGATGATCGCGCACCAGACCTTGCAGGCAGCGCTGGCCCACGCCGCTGCCAGCCAGCAGACGATCCGCATGATCACGCGGACGCTGCCTCCGGCATCCTGCGCGCGGGTATTGCCGGCGCCTCCGCGGTTGTGCGCTTCGATCCCAGGGTGCGCGCCACTGATCAGCGGCGGCTGAGCGCCTCGATGGCGTACTGCACAGGATAGGGCGCGGGGCGATAGTTGCCCGACGCCGAGTCGCTCAGGTAATACCGCATGACGCGCTCGGAGATACCGATGCGGCGCGCTGCTGCGCGCTGAGATAGACCAGACTGAGAGAGCAGCGCCCTGAGATAGTCCGGGCGCGGGTCGTGCAAGGATGCATCTGGATACCTCACATCAGCACCAGCCGATCACCATAGACGACGTACTCACGGCCTTTAGTGTCGATGATGCGGTGGCTGTATTCGCTGTTGCGGCGGCTGGCAGCGATAGCGGCCGCCTCGGTCTTGTGGGTGGTGTAGCCCTTGCCGCCGTAGTAGCTGGCCAGGACAACGGCGAACTTGCAACCAGGCGCGAAAACGATGTCGCGGTCAAACATGTCGCTGGCGATGTCATGGATGGAGCCAGTACCGGACATTTTTTGCGGGATTGTGTAGGTGGTCATCTCGTCTCTCCTGTCTCGCCTCGCCTAGATGGCTGGCATGGGTGACACTATAGGCACAGTGTGCCGCACAGTCAATACCGTTCGTCGGAAAGTCATCTAGGGAAATCATAGATTTATGTGCATCGAGTGGCGCGTACTGCTGGCAGTGATCCTGCTGGCGCTGACGGGCTGCGCTCCGAGCGTGGCCGTGCGCCCCAGCGCGCCGCTGGTCGTGACGCGAACGCAGTACATCCCCATCCCAGCCGAGCTGCTGGCGCCATGCCCGCAACCGACGCCGGCCATCCATACCTGGGGTGATCTGGCTCAGGCGTACCTGACCGTCAGGGCTGCGCTGGCTGGTTGTGCGGCGCAGGTGGACGGGATCGCAAAGATCCAGCCGACCCGATGACGCGACGATGGGAAAGATAAAGGGACCGCCACGCAAGGCTGGACGCCCGTCCCTCTATACCCATGCGCTCGGCGTGGAAATCGCTCGCAGGATGGCCGAGGGCGAGACAGTGATCGAGATCGCTCGCACAGCCAACTATCCGAGCCACGGGACGATCTTTGCGTGGGGCACCGATCAGTCACACCCATTCTCCGAAATGTACGCGCGTGCGCGCCAGCTCTACGCCCACAAGGTGGCTGCGGAAATCGTCGAACTTGCTGATGCCGGCGAAGCCCGAATGGCGAACGTCGAGCTGTTGCGGGTACGCATTGACGCCCGCAAGTGGGCGGCCAGCAAGCTGATGCCCAAGGACTACGGCGACCGCGTACAGCAAGACGTGAACGCCAAGGTGGAACTGATTGACGCCGATGCGCTGGACAGCCGCCTCGATCGCGCAATTGCCGCTCACTGTGCGGGAAGCGGCGCTGGCGAGCCTCAGCAAGACTGAGCGGGCGCAGCTCGCTTATACGTGGGAGTTCTACGCTCGGGCCGACCAATTGGCGCCCGTGGGTGACTGGACGTACTGGCTGATCCTCGCGGGGCGCGGTTTTGGAAAGACAAGGACGTGCGCCGAGCAGGTCCGTGCGTGGATCAAGGATGGGCGCCGGTACGTCAACTTGATCGGCGCGACAGCAGATGACGCCCGCGACGTGATGGTGCAGGGCGAGTCCGGCATTCTGGCGTGCTGTCCGAAATGGGAGCGGCCGGAGTACAAGCCGAGTCAGCGCAAGCTGATCTGGCCCAACGGCGTCGAATCGCTGATCTTCACCGCCGACGAACCGGACCGCCTGCGCGGCAAGCAGCACGACGCGCTGTACTGCGACGAGATCGCGGCATGGCGCTACCCGGAGGCATGGGATCAGGCCAAGTTGGGGCTGCGGCTCGGCACTCACCCGCGAGCTGTGATCGCCACGACGCCGCGACCGACGAAGCTCATACGGGATCTGATCGCCGATCCCGCAACGCACGTCACGCGCGGCAAGACCTACGACAACCGGGCCAATCTGGCCCCGTCATTTTTCGACGCTGTGCTGAAACGCTACGAAGGCACGCGTCTAGGTCGGCAGGAAATCGACGGGGAAGTGCTCGACGACAATCCTGGCGCGCTGTGGAAGCGGGATGACATCGACAGGGCGCGCGTCCTGCGGGCGCCTGATCTGCAGCGCATCGTGGTGGCAATCGACCCGGCCGCAACAAGCTCCGAGGGTGCCGATGACACCGGCATCGTCGCGGCAGGTGTTGCGATGGTTGACGGCGTGCAGCACGGCTACATCCTGCACGACCTGACCTGCCACGAAACGCCGATGGGATGGGCCAAGCGGTCCGTTGCCGCGTATGCCGACCTGAAGGCCGACCGGATCATCGGCGAGGCCAACAACGGCGGCGACATGATCGAGGACCTGATCCGCACGGTCGATCCGAGCGTGAGCTACCGCAAGGTGACGGCGACACGCGGCAAGCAGGTGCGCGCGGAGCCGGTAGCCAGCTTGTACGAGCAGGGTCGAATCCACCACGTCGGCAGCCTCCCCAAGCTTGAGGATGAGCTGTGCGAATGGGATCCGGCTGATCCGACCGCGCGCAGCCCGAACAGACTCGATGCGATGGTCTGGGCAATCACCGAGCTGATGATCGACTCAGGCACGACCGGAATTCTCGACTACTACCGCGACCTCGCGCAGCAGACAAAACGGAACTGACCGATGCCACGCACTCCGCCCGGCGCGACGAAGATCGACCTGACCGCGTTGGCAGCCCAAGGACGCAGGGAGGGGTTTCTGTCGCGTGTCACCGCGGCGGCGCGCTATGCCATCGCTGGCGTCAAGCCCGACACGTGGATGTCGCCAGCGCAACCGATCAGCCCGCAGGCGCAAGAGGCGCAGGGACGACTGATCGATTACCCGGTCGCCTACAACCTCAACTACCTGCCTCGCAGCGACGAGGCGATCAGCTTTGCGCAGCTTCGGGCCCTCGCGGACAACTGCGACCTGGCCCGCATCGCCATCGAGACCCGCAAGGATCAGATGGTCGGGCTGCGCTGGCAGATCAAGTCGGTCAGCGACGACAAGGACGTTTCACGCGATCCGCGCGTGCTGGCCATGGAGCAGGTGTTCCGACTCCCGGACGGGCGCCACACCTGGCAGCAGTGGCTGCGCATGGTGATCGAGGAGGTGCTGGTCACCGACGCACCGGCGATTTACCCGCGCCTGACGCGTGGTCGCGATGTGCTGGGCTTCGAAGTCATGGACGGCGCCACGCTCAAGGTGCTGACAGATGCGGACGGCCGCTTGCCGCAGCCCCCGTCCCCGGCGTTCCAGCAGCGGCTCAAGGGCATTCCGGCGGTCGATTACACGTCAGACGAGATCGTCTATCAGCCACGCAACCCGCGGGCGTGGAAGTTCTACGGCTACGGCCCTGTCGAACAGATCGCGATGACGGTCAACATCGCGATCCGGCGCACGCTGAGCCAGCTGCAGGAGTTCACCGAGGGCAACATCCCTGAGGCGTTTGCAAGCCTGCCGACCGATTGGACTGGGCCGCAGATCAAGGCATTCCAGGAATACTGGGACGCGACGCTGGAGGGCGACCAAGCGTTCAAGCGCAAGGTCAAGTTCGTGCCCGGCGGCACGAAGGTCGAGATGACCAAGGGCGGCGTCCTGCAGGACACGTTCGACGAGTGGCTTGCGCGCGTCGTGACTTACGCGTTCAGCCTGCCGCCGACGCAGTTCATCAAGCAGCCGACGCGCGCCACCTCGGACGTCCTGCAAGAAGCCGCGCTGGATGAGGGACTCGCGCCGCTCAAGGCGTGGGTCAAGGATTTCGTGGACCTGCTCATCCGGCGCTACTTCGGGGCTGCCGATCTGCAGTTTGCATGGGTCACCGAGGAGGCGCTCGACCCGCAGTCGCAGGCAGAGATCCTGACCACGTACCAGAAGACCGGCGCCATGACGGCGAACGAGGTGCGGGCGAAGATCGGCATGGATGCGATCGAAGGCGGCGACGTGCCGCTGATCTTCACGGCAACGGGTGCTGTGCCGCTGACGGAGGCCGGCAAGCCGCCGGAGCCGGTACCACCGGCTCTTGCGCCGGCGCCAGGCGAATTGCCGGGCGCGCAGAAACTCGATCACGGACACTTGCACAAGGCCGACACCTCCCAGCTGACGGCGCCGATGCGCAAGCTGGCGGACGCCTGCGAGGCGGCATTCGACGTGCTGCGCAAAGAGGTCGCGAAGGGAGCGGCGAAGGTCAACAAAGCCGCCGCTACCGACGCGGACGGCACCCGAACGCCTGAGGACGTGGCCGGCTGGTCATCGTTCATCGAAGCTCTCGACACGTCCCCGCTGTCGCTCGTATGGGATGACCTGCACGGCACGCTGACGGCGGTTGCGACGAACGGCGCCAGCGCACAGATCATGCAGGTGATCGCCGACGGCGAGATCGATGCGCAGGAGGCTCAGGAAGCCATTGCCGAGCCGGTCGTAACGCTGACGCCCGAGCAGATCGCGGCCGGTGAAGCGCCGAAGCGCGAGCCGGTGGACCTGCTGAGCTATCGCGACCCCGACGCGGTCCAGTGGGCCGAGTCGCACGCCGCAGACTTGATCAGCAAGGACGGCACCGGCGGCGAACTGGTGGACGCCACGCGCAACATGCTGCGCCGGACACTGGCGCAGGCCGTCAAGGACAAGATGACGGATCGGCAGATTGCCGACGCGCTGCAGCGTGACTACGCCTTCAGTCGCGAACGGGCTGAGCTGATCGCGCGCACCGAAGTGCGCAATGCAGTGGGCCACGGCCGGCTCGCCGGCGCCCAGCGCGTCGGCATGCAGTCCAAGGACTGGCGCGTGTCGGACGACGAGGGTCCGTGCCCGCTGTGCGAGGCCAACCAGGCGCAGGGCTGGATTCCGATCGACAAACCCTTCGTCTCGGGCGCGATGGCACCACTGCAGCACCCGCGATGCCGGTGCTCCGCTTCCTACCGTCGCGCACCAGCGACCTGACCTATTCAACGAGAGGCAACGTCATGCAGATTTTCGCGCGACTCACCAAGGTCAACGAGGCCGACCGGACCATCGAGGGCGTCATTGCGTCCGAGGCGGTGGACCGTTCGGGCGAGATTTTCGACTACGAGAAGTCGAAGCCCAATTTCATGCGCTGGTCGAGCGAGATCGGGAAGGCGACCGGCGGCAAGAACATCGGCAACGTCCGCGCAATGCACGGCAACGTCTCGGCTGGCATCACGAAGCACATGCAGTTCGATGATGCAGCCAAGCAGATCGTTGTGAAGGCTGAGATCACCGACGACAACGAGTGGCGCAAGGTGCTGAAGGGCAACTACACCGGCCTGAGCATCGGCGGCAAGTACGCGGAGAAGTGGCCGGACGAAACGCTCGGGAAGACGCGCTACGCCGCAGACCCGTCCGAGTATTCGCTGGTCGATCTGCCGTGCAACCCGGAAGCCACGTTCACGGTAGTCAAGGCCGACGGCGCGCAGGAACTGCACAAGTTCGAGCACACGACCGACGCCGAGAGTCTGGCGAAGTGGGCTGAGGGTCTCTCTGATGCCGACGCGGCCGTGCTGCTGGAAAAAATCGCGCGGCGCAAGAACGTCGATCCGAAGGAAGGGAAGGACAAGTACGGCGACGTGAAGTTCGCCGATCCCGAGAACAAGAAGTACCCCATCGACACCGCTGCTCACATTCGCGCGGCGTGGTCCTACATCCACATGCCGAAGAACGCGGCGAAGTACAGCGCCGAAGACGCGAAGAAGATCAAGACGCGCATCGCCGCGGCGTGGAAGGACAAGATCGACGCCAAGGGACCGCCCGAGGCCGAGAAGTTCACCGCCGCGCAGCTCAAGAAGATCGAGGACAACCCCGAGTCATTCGGTCTGGCAAGCGCAGCGCGCGCCATCTTGGGCGAACCGCCGGTCGAGAAGGGTCTGTGGGCCGTCTCGCAGTTTGCCGCGCTGCTGGAACAGCTCTGCGCGCTCTCGGACGGCACCGTGTACGAGACCGAAGCCGAGGGCGACGACAGCAAGTTGCCCGAGGTCATGGCCGCGGCCCTGAAGCCCATCGCGCACGCCTTCCTGCAGATGGCCGAGGAAGAGGTCAACGAGGCGCTGCACGGCGAACTGAACGATGACGCGGCGCTTGAACTGTCGGCCAAGGGCGACCTGGCGAAGGTCGGTCGCAAGCACACCAAGAAGACCCGCGAGCACCACGCCGCGATCCGCGACCATCTGGACAAGGCCAAGGAGCACCTGGACGCGCTCGCTGCCGATGATCCGAAGGGCGCAGACGATGACAAGGACGATGCCGAGAAGATGGCGAAGGCTGCGAGCGACCTGCAGAAAGTGACCGCCGAGCGCGACGAGTTGCAGAAGGCATTCACCGAAGTCAGCGAGTTGCTCAAGAAGATGCTCGCCGAACCAGCGCCCGCGAAGGGCGCTTTGCGCGTCGTCGAGAAGTCGGGCGACCACGGCGGCCTCGGAGCGAAGCAGCTCGACGATTCCCCGGTGCTGAAAGCGGATGGCACGCCGGACCCCAAGGCGACCGCGGTAAAGCTGATGAAAGCCGTCTACGCGGGCACCAGCACGTAATGAGTAACTGAATCACCGCCCCCTGCGGCGCCTTCCGGTGCCGTTTTCGTTTCTACCCCAAGGCCCGCACTCGCGGGCCTTTTGTTTGGAGCTGACCATGAGCGCAACGACCGAAACGCTGGACCTGCTGAAGGGCATCTACAGCAGCCAGAATCCCCTCCGCAAGGCCGGCAATACGGTCACGACCGCGACCGGCCTTGTCCCCTTCCCACTGCAGGCCCCGGCCAAAACGCTGTACCCCGTCATCACCATTCTCGCGAAGCGCATCCCGCGCGTGAAAGGCAAAGGGGGCACCGCGACGAACTGGAAAGCGGTGAACGCGATCACTGGCTCCGGCTGGGACAGTTCAGGCTGGGTGCCGGAAGGCCAACGCGCTGGCGCGATGTCGATCAGCGTTTCCAACAAAGCGGCCGCCTACGCGACGTTGGGCGAGGAAGGCGCGCTGACCTTCGAGGCCTACTCGGCTTCGCAGGGATTCGAGGATGAGCGCGCGCAGGTGTCCGTGCGTCTGCTGCAGAAAGCGATGCTGAAGGAAGAAGCTGCGATTCTTGGCGGCAACGCCAGCCTGCAGCTTGGCACCGCAAACACGCCGACTCTTACTGCGACCGGCACGGGCGCCACGCTGCCGGCCGCAACGTACAGCGTGATTGCGGTCGGCCTTACGCTGGAGGGCTACCTCAATAGCTCGCTTGCTGCTGGCGTCGCGACGACAAAGGTGGTGACCGGGCAGGACAATCAGACCTTCACCATCGCAGGTGGCTCTGGCAACAAGTCCACGAATGCGACGCAGGCCGTCACGTTGGGGCAGACCTTGAACGCGTCGTTGACGGCGAAGAATGGTGAGGTTGCTTGGGCGTGGTACGCCGGCGTGGGTGGCAGCGAGGTTCTGCAGGCCATCACCACCGTCCCGTCGTGGAGTGCCAGCGCGCCGCTCGCCAGCGGTACGCAGGCAGCGACGGCCGTGACCGCCGACAATTCGGCGAACCCGAACACCGCGTTCGACGGGCTGCTGACGCAAGCGCTCAAGTCGGGTTCCGGTGCCTACATCCGGAACCTTGCTGGCGCCC